GCCGCGCGGTCAAGGATTTTGGCGAGATCCTCGCCGTTAAGCATCGCGGCCGCGCGATCATACATGTTCTGCCAGACGGGGATGCGCTCGTCGTTCTTCAGGAACGGCGTGGCCTCGAGCAGCGTGCCGTACAGCAAGAGCTGCGGCGCGTACTCACTCAGCCAGTTGGTCTGCACGGCGTCGTCCAGCAGCGGCGGCAGTTCGTAGTACAGCACCTCGAACGGATAGGCCGCGTCGGGCGTTGGCGCGATCAGCCAGTGGCTGTAGTCGTAGTCGCTGTAGAAGATCGGCTGTTGGGTCGCGGTGCGATCCGGCCAGTAGCTGAGCAGATACTCGTAGGCGCGGGAGAACAGCACCTTGCGCGTGTTGTTGTTTGCGCCGGTGCCGATGTTGATGCTCACCGTGTCGCGCCAGCGGTCGGGCTTGTCGTACACCGCCACGCCGGCCTGCAGCGTGCCGCTGACGACGTTGATGAAGCCTTGGATCTTGAGCTCGCGCGCGATGCGCCGCTCAGCCAGATTGATCAGGCGCGGGATTTGCTCAAAAACGACGGGGTCGGACGCGTAGGTCGTGCCGCGCTCAAGATAGCGCCGCACGTCCTGCTGGAGCGTCGTGAAGGTCATCGTCGTGGCCATGGGATGTCCTTATATCACTTTTGCGGCAATTGACTAGCTTCGCGCCACGCCTCGATGGTCAGCCGGTGTTTCTCCGCGCAGTCATTCCTCCGCTCGATCAGGTCTTTTTCCCACAGCAGCCGGGCTGGGTCGAGGAAGGGCTTGGGCGGGTTGTTTAACTGGGAACACGGGCTCGCCAGATTGGCCGGCGGCGGCTTCAGTGTCTGGATTACCGATGACTTCGAGGAGCACCCGGACAGCGTCGTCAGGAGGAGCGCAACTGGCAGCAGCGGCAGGCACCGTGTGGTAAATCTCACGAATGGTGTTAGTCCGCTCGACGGAGCGCACATCGGCAGCGGCGCGTGTTTCTTCATATTCTGCGGCCTTTTTGTCGAGGATGATGTCGGCTTTGGCACGTTGCTTTCCCGCCTTTTCCAGAGCCTTTGCATACGCCGCGTCACACTGCCAGTCGCGGACTTTGTACCCTGCGACTGCGCCGACAAGGAGAGCGCCTGCCGCCGCGTAAAGCATGATCGGGTTGGGGATCATGCCAGCCACCCGGCGAACTTCTTCGTCTTCAGCTTGCGGTCATCGAGGCCGTGCGTGCCGCCGTTGATGCGCTTGGTCAGCGCGAGGATGGCGGCGTCGTTGATGCCTTGGTCGCAGATCGACCAGAGCCTGTTCTTGTCGAAGAACCACAGGGCACTCTCGAAGCAGAGTTCGCCCGCGACCAGATCGGGGTTCGCCACCACGTCCGGCCGCTTGACGTAGTCGGAGAAGGCCTGATAGTTCGCCTTGCCCGTCAACTGGAGCGCGCCGCGTCCACGGTACTTCCACCCGTCCCCGGACGCCTCGACGCCGTTGCCCATGCGACCGCCGTAGACGCGGTTGGCAATCTTCTGCGGCTGGCGCTCATAGGCCTTGGCCATGGCGTCGGTCGGGAAATACTTCCCGAAGATGCCGCGCAGGCCCTTCGCGCCGTAGCTCAGGTTCTCACTGAACGCCTTGAAGCCGCCGGTTTCGTGCGCCGTCTGGGCGAAGAAGTGCGCGGCGCGGTTGGGCGACAGCTTGTAGTAGGCGGCGGCAGCCTTGAGCGTGCCGGGGCCAAACGCACCGTCAGCGGTGACGCCGATCTTCTGCTGGAGGTTTGCGAGGCTCATTTGCCTTTGTTCCACAACTCGAACAACGCCTTGATCTTCTCCTCGGCCACGCCGAGGCGAACGTCCATCTTGGCAAGGATGATCGTCAGCGAGATAAACGCCAGAACGACGGGCCAGAGTTGGCCGATCAGTTCAACGGTGGAGAGATTGCCAGTCATTTACGCCCCCGGATTGCGCCAGTCTGGGAAGTCGCTCTCATCAACCACGCCGTCGCCGTTGGCGTCATAGCGCAGGTCGTTGCGATATTTCTCCCACGGAGCCATGTCGTCGTCATCGTCGGCCACAGCGGCAGGCGGCTCAGGCAGCGGCGCAGGCTCAACCGAGGCGGGCTCTTCCGGCTTCACGTCACGCGCGTTGGCGTTGAGGCTCAGGCCGCCCAGCAGGCCGACGAACGCGCCGATGACCATGTTGAACGCAGGGCCGACGATCTCGAAGACCTTGTCGCTGTCCACCACGTTGTTAGGCGCGAACATGCCGATGACCAGCGCGACCACGACGACCAGCACGACGCAGGCCAGCGTGACAACAGCCATGCGGATCGTGAACTCGACCGTGTCCTCGATGCCGTCGCGGCTGCTCTCGAAACGATCCCAGAAGCTCATGTCAGGACACCTTGAACGCGATTGTGGACAGCAGAACAATGATGCCGCCCGCGCAGCCGATCATCACCGCCTCGAGGCGCTTGATCCGCATGATGGTCTCGCGCCAGCGCTCGGCGCAGACGGCCTCGTGCGTGGTCAGCCGCAGATTAACGTCGTCGCTCACTTCAGGTTCTCCAGCTTGTAGATGGTGGAGAGGTAGATGCCCGTGACGGTGTCGATCAGGTTGGCGATCGCGCGGTTGCCGCCGCAGATTTCCTCGTGGTTCTTCTCGATCCACGCCGCGTCAGCCTTGAGGATCTTCAGGCTGTCGCCGGCGGTGTCACCCGGCGCGGGGATGTTGCCGATCAGGCCGTACTGGCCCTGATGCGCCTCAACCAGCGCGTCGAGCGCCTCGATGATTTCATCGTAGAACTTACCCAGCGCCTTGTGCTGGGCGTAGCTCTTGGTGCGCCAGTGGTCGAAGTGCGCGAGATTGCGGGCGTAGAAGACCCGGCTGATGAGTTGCTCGATCATTGGAACTCCTTATGTGTACGCAAAGCTGACTTGGCCGCGCGCACCCGTACCGGACGTGACGCCCCCAGCGTCGAGACCGCTACCGCCGCCACCGCCACCCGGAGCCGTGCCGTTGATTGTCCCGAGGTAGCTGCCACCGGCCGCCCCGCTTGCGCCGGCACCGCCCGCGCCGTCACCCGAAATGTCGGAGCCCGCAGTGCCTGTGGTGTTGGTATCGCCACCCGTAGCCGTACCGCCAGCGCCGCCAGCGCTTGTGGTGCCACCACCCCCGCCGTTGGAGGTCATGCTTATGGAGCCGCCGGAGACAGTGCCTGACGTAGTCGAGGCGACACCGGCCTGCCCGGTGCCGTTAGTGCTGCGCCCGCCCCTCGCGGCAGCAACCGTGTAAGTCATGGTGTTGCCGCCGGTCACCGCGATAGTCTTGACCGAGCGGCCACCGCCCCCGCCGCCGCCGGCTAGGGTGGTGCTGTTGTAACCCCCAGCACCGCCGCCGCCGTCCAGCGTGATGACAACCTGCGTAGCGCCGGTAGGCACTGTCTCGGTGGCGGCAGTGCCAGTCGTGTACGTGTTGGTGACGGGGGCGAAGCCGCTCACCGACCCGAGCAGCGCCATTTGGATGCCGCTCATTAGCTGACCCCCGCGCCGGAGATGACCGCCTCGGTTGCGCTGTTGAACCAGACGGTAGCCATGCCGCGCGCGGCCAGCGTGCGGTTGCCGGTGTTGCCAGTGCCGGCCTGTCGGAGAGTAGTCACCCCCGCCGTGATCGTGATGGCCGACCCGCTGTCGTTGTAGATAGAGACGGCGTCTCCTGCGGCAAAGGTGCTGTTCGGGATCGTGATACCCGCCGAGACGGCGATGCACTTGCCGACATCAGCCACCACTGCGGTGCCGCTCGTGGTCGAGCGGGGGATGCTGCGGTAACCGATGGTGACGCCGTCGATGGTTGCCGAGGTGGCCACCGAAGTGACGCTGCCGCTCAGCGTGATGTTGCCGCTGCTGGTAACCGTACCGGACAGAGACAGGCCATTGACCGAACCAGTGCCGCTGACCGAGGTAACCGTGCCCGTGGTCGAGCTGGTGCCCGCGCCGATGGCGGTGCGGAAAGTCGGCGCATCAAGAGTGCTGATCGTGTTGTCCGCGTTGATGCGGACGAAGGTCACCGAGCTTGGGTTGGTCAGCGTAAAGAAGTTGGCCCCGACCGCCGTGGCACCCAGACCTGATCGCGCAGTGCTCTGCGACGTGCCACCGGTGCCGCCATTCGTAACGGCGAGCGTGCCGGCGAGGGTCAGCGTTCCTGAGCCAGTGACCGGGCCGCCGCTGAAGCTCAGGCCAGTCGTGCCGCCCGAGGCGTCAACGCTGGTGACCGTGCCGGATCCCGTGCCCGCACCAATGGCCGTGCGGAAGTTCGGCGCGTCAAGTGCGCTGACCGTATTGTCGGCGTTGACGCGCAGGAAGCGTATCGCACTGGGGTTGGTGAGGGTGAAGAGGTTTTCGCCGACAGTGGTCGCGCCCAGACCGGCTCGCCCGGCGCTCTGCGTCGTGCCTCCCGTGCCGCCGTTGGCGACTGCCAGAGTGCCGCTCAGCGTCAGCGTGCCACTCGTGGTGATCGGGCCGCCTGTGAGGCTCAGACCAGTCGTGCCGCCCGATGCGTCCACCGAGGTCACGGTGCCGCCAGACGACGTGGCCACCAGCGTGCCGCCCGACAGCGAGAGGCCGGAGCCGATCGTGATCTCCTCGATAGCCCCGGCGCTGGCCGTGGTGCGGCCCAGCATGCGGGCCGTGTTCATCGTCAGGCCGCTAGAGCCCACAGCCCCTGATCCGGCCGCGCTCAGGTTGGAGCGGGCGGTGCCGGCGTCAGTGGCACCGGTGCCGCCGCGCGCAACAGCCAGCGTGCCGCTGGTCTGCGTGGCAAGGTCAACGCCCGAGAGCGTGCCGCCAAGAGTGAGGTTGCCGCTGCTGGTCACGGTGCCCGTGAGCGTGATGCCGTTGACCGTACCGGTGCCCGCTACCGAGGTGACGGAGCCGCCACCGGTGCCCGCGCCGATGGCCGTGCGGAACGTGGCGGCGTCCAGTGCGGAGACCGTGTTGTCGGCGTTGAAACGTGGGAACGTAATCGCGCTGGGGTTGGTGAGCGTAAAGACATTTGCGCCCACCGTCGTCGCGCCGAGGGTCGTGCGCGCCGCTGCAGCACTCGCCGTGATGAACAGGGCGTCACCGACCGTTGTGGAGCCCAGAGCCGTGCGCGCCGCCGCTGCCGTCGTCGAGCCCGTGCCGCCGTTGGCGACGGCCAGAGTGCCGGCGAGGGTAATCGCGCCCGTGGTCGAGGTGGACGGCGTCAGGCCAGTCGTGCCCGCGCTGAACGAGGTGACGGCGCTGGAGGAGAGCGTGGCCCACGTCGGAGCCGCGCCGGTGTTGCCCACCAGCACCTGACCCGTGGTGCCCACGGCAGTCACGCCCACGGCAGACGTGCCGTTACCCAGCAAGAGACCATTCGCGGTGAACGTGGACGCACCAGTGCCGCCGTTCGCCACGACAAGGGTGCCGCTCAGGGTCAGCGTCCCGGTGGTGGTGATCGGTGAGCCAGTGAAGCTCAGGCCAGTCGTGCCACCCGACGCAGCCACCGAGGTGACGGTGCCGGTTACGGCAGAGTCCGCCAGCACCTTGACGACGCCGCTGGCGTTCTCGAAGTACAGCTTCTCGTCGGCGAGGTTGAGCGCCAGCTCGCCGGCCACGAGGTTGCCCGCCGTGGGCACCGCAGCGGGCGTGGTCGAGCGGTAGAGCTGGATGGGTGTGAAGCCGCTCTGGGCCATCAGAAAGTTCCTCGATCAGGGAAAGAAAGAGCGCTGGCGACAGCGCGCGAGCCATCGCCAGCGCCTCCACGAGACGTGGGGAGCACGCCAGAGGTCTCGAGGATCTTCATACCGCGCCCTCGGGGTCGAGGGGTGTGTCCGGCCGCGCAAAGCGCAGGGCGATCTTCTCCGGCTGCCGAGCCGGCAGGCGATACGGGTCGTAGTCGTCGCGATCGGCGTCGCACACGAGCAGGCCCGGATAGTTGGGGTCTGGCATGAGTTCGGTCATGGAGAACTTGCGGCTGCAGCGTCCGCAGATGCCTATCGCCAGCGTGCTCTTGCCACGGGTGTCGAGGAAGATCGGCATGCGCTTACCTCGTGTACATTGCGATGTTGGGCGCGATCATCATCGGGCTGTTGTCGCGCTCCTCGGCTTGCGCCGTGTACAGGGCGACGGTGGCCTTCTGGTCGAGCAGCGGGATCAGCGACGTGTCCACTTCGCCGATCTCGAGCGCCAGCTTCGACGCCAGCATGGCCACGATCGCCTCATACCAGCGCTGCGGCACCTCAACTTGCTGGGTCATCGTCCCCACGTCCATGATGTAACGCTGCACCCACAGGACGATTTGCGACGTAGTCGCGCCACTGTTGGGCACAGGCCAGAGCCGCATCACGGGATTTGGGATCAAGCGGTCGTACCAAAACTGCAGCGGCCGGTTCGATTGGAAGCTCTTGTTTGGCAGGTTCGTGTAGTCGTCCCGGTTCAGCCGCGCCAGCGGGATCTCGGTCGGCGTGTTGCCGGTGTAGATCTCGCTGAAGTTTAGAGTGCCGCTGGTGGCCCGCACGCGGAAGTACAACGTGGCAACGCTGCTTTCGAGATCGTACCAAGTCCACTCCCCTGCTGTGGCCACGGGTGTTTCGGTCTGGATCGTCGTCCACGTGATGCCGTCATTCGAGCGCTCAAAGGCGACTGGCACGGATGCCGCCGACCAGCGGATGCCGACCGTCGTAACGAAGGTGGTGCCTGTGAAGGTAATCGTGCGGGTGGTGGCCGTCGTGGCGTTGGTGCCGGTCACTGTCTGCAACTGGCGCAGGTTGCTGTTGAGGATGTCCACGACCTTGGCGTCGAGGGTGATGTAGCCTTCGCCGTCGTACAGCGGCAGGATCTGCTTCTCGATGCACCACAGCGGCGCACCCATGTTGGCGAGATCCGACAGCAGCAGATACAACAGATTGTCGGCCGTACTGACATACTCAGCCGTAATCGTTTCGGTACGCACACGGCAACGCCGGAAGGCGCTCTCCATGACCTTCCGGGTATCGAATACGGTCTGTGATATGGTATTGCTGTATGCCATCAAGCCTGCTCGCTGGTCGGGATCAGCAGCCTACTAGCGCGAGCAGGCATCTCTGGCGGGGTGACTATACAAGAAGTGGCGTCCGGCAACAAGCCAGACGCCCCTGTTTCAGCACTTGCCCTTCGGCATGACGGCGAGGCCGCCCGTCTTGCGGCGCATCATCCCGCGCATCTCAGCGCCTTCCTGCGCCGACATGCGGTTGCCGCTGGCCACGCTGGCACCCACCGGCGGCAGCATCGGCTCGCGGCGCGTGGCCGGCACGCGCTTCTTCATCTCGCGCATCATGCGCATCTCGCGCTCGGTCATGGCACCCATGCCCTTCTCGCGGCGCATCATCTCGCGCATCTCGCGGGCTTCCATTTCAGCCATGCGGTTGCCGCTGGCTGCGCTCTCGGCGGGCGAGGGCATCTTCACGTCACCGCCGTTGCCCTTCTTCATCGGAGCCTTCATGCCGGCCTTGCGCGCCTCGCTCATGGCGATGGCGACAGCCTGCTTCGGGTTCTTGACCTTCGGGCCTTCCTTCGAGCCGCTGTGCAGCTCGCCCTTCTTGAACTCGCCCATGACTTTGCCGACTTTGGCCTCGCCCTTGGCCATGCCGCCCTTGGCGTAGCCGCCGACCATGCCGCCGTCCATGTACTTCATCTTGGTGCTGTCTTTGAAGCCGTCCATTGCCCTATCCCTTCACACGAAAACTGGCGGTCTTTTCCGCAACCTTCTTCGGCTGCTTGGCGAACTGTTTGCCAGCGGCAGTCGCCTTTCGTTTTGCGCGGGTGGTCGCGGCGTACTCCTTGACCGACAGCGACTGGATTGCCTTCGCCGGCAGATACCGCTCGCCTGTCGCATTCGGGCCCTGCGTAGACGGCTTGCCGGACTTGGTGCGCCAGTCCTGCTTCGTCCACGCCTTGAGGCTCTGCTGCGACTTTTTAATCACGGTAGCCGCCACCCTTGGCCTTGTACTGCTGCGCCAGCATCTGCGCCTTGCGGGCAGACCACTGCCCCGGCGCGCCGCCCTTGCCGCCTGATTTGATCGACGAGAACAGCGACTTTCGCATGCCCGGCTTGGTGTAGTTGCCCGCCTCGTTGACGCGCGACTTGCCGCCCTCGGCGTAACCCTCGACCATGCCGCCCTCGGCCTTGCAGTCCCACTTCCGCAGCGCCAGCGCCTTGCGCGTCGGCTTGCCGTTGTCGTCCTTCATCGGGCCTTCCATGCCACCCATCCGGGCGCAGAAGCTCTTGCGCCGCGCGGCCGACTTGGGTGACTTGGCGGCCTGTTTTGCGCTCACGGGCGGCTTGATGTCCTGCCCCTGCGCCTTCAGCGAGGCGCGACCCTTGGCGTTGAGGCCACCCTCGGGGTTCTTGCCCTCCTTGCGCGTCCACGCGCCGCCCCCAGAGGCGTATTCGTCGCGTTTTACGACGAAATCGTCGCCATTGACGTGGCCGCCGCGCTTAAAGGGCAGTCGAACACCCGCTCCGACGCCTTTTTGCGCCGGATTGTAGCCGACATCGGCCGAAAAGCCGGGAGACTGGTAGCCAACGCCCACATTCGTCACCTGCGGCCGCATCGCGGGCATGTTTGGCTGCGCGCCCATGCGTCCGACGCCCAGATTGGCGCTAAAACCGCCGCCCAGAGGCGCATTTACGTTCATTTGCTGCATCTGCGGCGTGGCCTGCACGTCCACGCGCTGTGACAAGCGCTGCAGAAGGCCCGGATCCGCCGGCATCTGGCCCACATTCGGCCGCTGAGACACGCTCAGGGCGTCGTTGATCTCGTCCCGCGCCCGCATTGCGTTGAGATCGAAGGAAAAGCCGCCGGGCATCAGGCGATCCGCTCAGCGGCGAGGATGACGGACGGGATGGCCGGGGCAATTGCGCCCGCCGCAGTGAAGTCAACCGTCACACCCGCGTTTTCGGGCAGCCACATGATCTCAATGTACTGGCCCGCCGTCACCTGCTCATAGATGACTATCTGAGCAAACATCGCGCCGCCATCGGCAGCCTTCGGGATGTTTACAATGCTGGCAGAGTTGGCGATGTTGGTGCCGTTCAAGCGGAACCAGAACGTCGCGTCGTGATCTGCGGCGGTTGAGTTGGCGAACTGTATGCTCGGCGCGAGCATGTACGTGCCGGCCGCTGCAAACGTGATGCGCGTCGGGTTGCCGCCACCGTCGTTAGTGATGGTGATGCCCGCGCCAAACGACGTGTTCTCGAGCCTGATCGCCGTGGCGGCCGACACGCTGCCGGTCTGATCGGTCGTGCTGAACGCCGAGATGTACGCGCGGCCGGCGAGTGAGGCGAAGGGCACTGCCGTGGCGCTGTTGCCGATCGCGCTCGCCGCCACCTTCTTGCTCGTTCCGCCCTGCACCGTCTCAAACAGCTCCGTGCCGGCCAGCGGCGTGGTGGCTGCAGTGAGATCCGTAATCTTGACGTTTGCCATGCGCGCCTGCCCTTATGCCCAGACCCGGTACGGCGTGGCCGGGGTGTCTATGATGTAGCCGAGAAGCGCCGATGTGTCGATATCTTCCACCAGACGCAGGTTGGTGTGCCAGCCGGTAGCGCCCTCGATCTCACCGATGTGATCCAGCGAGACGCCCGCCACCGGGAAGCCCTCGTCGTTGATGACGCCCGCAGCGGTCAGCGCGGCGGTCATGTCGGCTTCTGTGGGTGCGGAGAGATAGAGGTCGATCATGCGGCGAGGGCCTGTAGCTGTGCGTTGGTGAGACGGTAGGGGTAAAAGGCGAAAGTGCGGATGTGGCCGTTGATGATACCAGCACCAGCGCCGCCGCCAAGGGATAGTTGAGTTATGGCAACCGGAACGGTTCCACTTGAGTCTGTTCCCACAGTGCCCGTTGTGACGCTGGCGAAGTCATTTAAGTTAAATGCCGATGCAAACTTAAACACCGTGCCATCGAAAGGGATCGCAGGCGACGGGATAAGATTGACTACAGAAACACCAGCATCAACCACCTGAAGAGTGGCTGTACTTCCGCTGCGGATGCTGTTGTTGGCGCTTATGCCATCATCAAACTGAAAAGTGCGGGTGGCTGGAGACAGCACCGTTGGACGAACGCTATCGCCGCTGAAGACAATGCTGCCTTGGCCGTAGTTGTACCAACGTGCGAAGTTCGTGCCGGTTATTATCGCGCTGTCAGCCGTGCGGGTGACCGTGGAGGCTACGGTGGGAATGTAGCTGGTGGGGAACGCGTTAGCTTCGACCTGTGCGCCCCACAGGAACAGGCCAGACGTGCCATCACCCGTGTAGACATTGCTGCTGCCTGACTCTGCCAAAAAAACAGTTGGAAAGTTTGTCGTTGTCAAAGTAGCTAGTGCGCTAACCGACACACGCCACCACCCGTTTGGAAAAGGAACTACGGAAGATGCAGTTACTGTTCCAGAAACGCTTGATATCGCACCCGTCAAAAGATCAACGAAAAACAAAGGGTTTGTACCAAAAGCACTTCCGGCAGTCGTTGCGCTCAGAGCAATAACTGCAAAGGTTCTCTCGCCTGCTTTTAGGAAAATTGAAAAAGTGTATGACGTGCCGGAGGTCATGCTGATAGTGGGAACAGATGTTCTGTGTGTGTTGGTAGCAGACGTGTCCTCAACCAGTTTGTCGCCGGTCAATGTCCCGTCTGGCGCGGTCATAACATTTGCGGTGATGCTGGCTCTGGTTTTACCCCACGCCGCATTGCTCGGCTCTTGGGAATATGTGGCCAAGTTGACCCGCTGCTCCTCAATCAGCAGGCCGCGTGGAGCCAGCGTGGCGGGGTTGTAGTCGAAGCGCGGGGCGTTGATCGCTGCCGACTGGATCAGGCCATCGCTGCCCACAAACGTAGCCGTCGTGGAGCGGGTGAACGTGATCAACTCAGAGAAGGTGAAGTTGGCCATTGTTTACGCCTGATATGTGCCGTTGATGAAATCAAGGCTGAGAGACGCCACCAAGGGCGGAGCCGCGAGTTCCTGTAGCTGCGTGTTGGGCAGACGCTGCGGGTAGAAGGTGAAGGTGCGAATGTGGCCGTTGATAAAGGTTGTGGGAGATATGCTGCCCCCACTACCAAGTACCAGTTGGTTTACGGTGGGGACGGTTCCGCTTGTATCCGTTGCGACAGCGCCCGTTGTAACGGTGGCAAAGTCGTTTAACTTATAGGCTGATGCAAACTGAAACACCGTGCCATCGAAGGGGATAAGCGGTGTGCCAGCAATATTGACTTGCACAATCGTAGCGTCAACCACTTGAAGTGTGCTTTGCCCGGATCGAATGTTGTTGGCGGTCGTGCCGTCGTCAAACTGACTAATACGGCCAGCCCCCGCCGTTCCACGAAAGCTATCGGCGCTAACAACATACGTCCCCTCGCTGGCGTTGTACCAGCTAGAGAAGTTTGATCCCGTCATCACCGCCAAGTCAGCCGCGCGGGTGACCGTGGAGGCCACGGTGGGAATGTAGCTGGTGGCGAAGGAGCCGGCTTCGAGTTGCGCGCCATAGAGAAACACGCCGCTGGTGCCGTCTCCTATCAATATGGTAATCGAATTGCTTTGAGCAAGAAAGATTTGGCCCGCAGCCGCGCCGGTTGCGTTGGCAGTCATCACAAGGACGCAGCGCCACCAGCCGTTGCCAAACGAGGTCATGGAAGCCGAAACAACAGTTCCGCTTGAACTA